ACCAGGATTCTCACCTGTTCTGGGGAAGTATCTGGTCAGAGATGGGTCCCGTTAGGTACTGAGTACCTATTCCCTAACGTAAATGGGGTGATTTCGACGGACTTATCCGTAGACCTATCTATATGGTTGGGCGGCTGAGAGCCACCACTTAAATCCAGACAAAGCTGTACTGGAGCCATTATAGCAGGGACGTACGGTATCTCTTGTAGATAGATGTTTCCAGACTCGGTAATAATGGACCCTTGAAAAAGGTTCACTACTACTGAACTGGTAGTCTACCTGTACTAGATATCATCCCATAAGGAACGAACATCTAAGTACCAGTAAACACCTTGGTTCCAAGAAGGTAAAACCAACTGTAGCTAATGGGTGAAATTCCCAAAAACACAGTAGTATGCATACGTCATGGTCAAGAGGTATACCCAGTGAGGTTAAAAGCTCACGGATTACCTAAACCATTCGGCATACACACCTGCTCTCTGTGAGAGAAGTTTACTAGTAGGGAAAAACCCTGCTACACCTTTTTGGTTCTTCGAACTAAGCTGGTGTACTAGATGGAACTTCGTAGGACTCGAGGGCTAACCCCGATCGCGGAGGTGAAGAATGTTTGCGAGAAATTGCAGACTGAAATCCTTCCGGTGCTACCGGGCAGAAATCAAGACCTGCTCCCCTCGCAAGAGGAAAGAGAGGTTTGTCGGTACTAACATTTCAGATTATGATCTTACTTTGTTTTCCCAACTCTGTCCCTTTATCTTCCTGTCTCCATCATAATTTCCGTCATTACACTAAAGGTGCTGACCAGTACGAAGTAGATGGGCTTTTGCTTAGCAAAAGCGATGTGAAAAGCATACCAGCTACAGAAAGGACAGTTTTGCACTGGCGTATTCTGGTTGACTGGGATTTAACTCACCAGCGGCCGTTCGTGGTCATAGACCCGTTCGACCCTACTGGTTTGCTTTATCTCACCTCCCATGAGTACACAGTCCATACACGAACTCTCGCTCGTGCTGGGATCTCTATAACCGTAATAGCGCGACCCGGAACGGATAAACCCGTTCCAGCAAAAAATGCCCCCGAATTCCTTTGTGATTGCTTAGACGCCATTTCTGGGACTGACGAGATTTTCTCTCGCAGCCTCATTAAAGGTGGTCACCGCTTCCGTGAAGGAATATCAGAAGTAAGTTCTGCGTCTGGCTTCTCACGTACCCATTGGAATGATTTTACTGATTTACGAAAGTTTATCAGTAAGAACGTCCTCTGGGGTGAGGGACAAACGGTCAAAGTCACACATGAAAATGTGATGGCCATTATGATGCTGTGGGCGCGTGAGCTCCTACACTATCTGGATTTCAAGAGCCCGGGAAGTCGGATAGGACAGTTAATGTCTTTTATCCAACATTTCCAGACCCTCCTTCGCCACAATGGTCCCGCCTTCGCAATAGCTAGACTTAAGATTTCACTCTTTTGTCTTTACTCTTACGTCGGGGGGAACCCAGTCACGACCACTGAGCCGCTCGGACAACGTGTCCGGCTTCGCGGTGGTCTTCCACTATTTATTGATGCAAGACTTCGTGCTTCCATTCGTGATGGTGTTCCGTCGACTATACGTCTGTGGGCCAGCCTTTTAAATTCTTATAAGGCTTTATACGGCCCACACGGGACATCACCACTAGGAACCATCGAAGCCCCTGCATTTAATGGAGACATGGGTGACTTTGCTTCCTTTTGTCAAGGGTTTGACAGCCTGTTCGATAGACTTCAGTCAGCATCGAAGAAACCTCTTCCGGAATGGAAGTATGTTTCGGGGATGAAGACTTTAATCTCATCGGCAGGCGCTAATTCTGGCCAGGCTATGTCTTCTATCAGATGGGATCTTCTCGCTTGGGATAACGCGTCGCGTCATCTCCCGCTTGAATGGTTCCAAATGTGGAAGGATAGTCGGGCAGAACAGCTCGTCTTACTCTTAACAAGAGAGGCTAAGGATTGGTTCCCTCGGAGAGAGACCATGCTAAAGATTCCTGTACCAATGCCCTACACGGAGAATGACAAAAAGGAGCCTACCATATTTGGTAAGCTCCCTAAGTTAATCGCCCGGATAGGAAAAATGGATGAGGATGGCGAAATTGAGCCATGGACCTTCGATGAGAAGGCCATGGAACAGTTCCGTTCCCTGTATTTAGACTTCGTTAAGAAGACTAAACCAGGGTCTTTAGTGCACGAACGTTCCAAAAAGGTCGCATCTACTGACCCGCAATTACAATTGCCGGGTTGGCAGATACGTGACTGGATTGAAGCGTTCAGGCATAATGGTCTTTATCCGGTGAAACACTCTTGGACAACCCCGATAGTGGGAAGGCTCCACTCCATTCCAGAGCCCGCGGGGAAGGTAAGGGTAGTAGCAATTGGAGATTATTTTTCACAAGTGGCTTTAAAACCACTTCATGAATATATTTTCTCTCTCTTGCGACTAATTCCTACCGACGCCACTTTCGACCAGCAGGGGGCTGTTGATGCCTTTGCCGCTCAGGGTCATCAAGAGATTTTCTCTTATGACCTAAAAGCAGCGACTGATCTGATTCCTTCCCAGCTCTATGTTGAGGTTTTAATACCTCTAATAGGGAGGAAAGGGGCAGATCTTTGGCACAGCCTCATGAAGGATCGTGAGTGGCTTACCCCTAAGGATTTCCGAAAGGAGGGTGGAGCTTCTTTTGTGAAGTACACACGCGGACAGCCTATGGGTCTACTCTCGAGCTGGGCAGCGCTGGCTCTAGTGCACCACGCTCTCGTTCAGTTTGCTGCAAAGCAAGCTGGCGAGGTCGGTTGGTTCACTAAGTACTTAGTACTCGGTGATGACGTAGTTATTGCCGATGCTAAGGTAGCGGAGTCCTATCTCGCAGTTTGTGAGCACTTCGGCATTACCGTCGGATTAGCAAAATCACTTGTCTCTAAAAAGGGACTTATGAACTTTGCTAGTCAGACACTTCTTGGTAACAAGAATCTATCCCCCGTTTCTCTCGGTGAAGAGCTTGTTGCTCTTAACTGGGATCGACGGAAGGAGATGGCACGCCGAATTTGCCACAGATACGTGGGAAAGGACTTCTCTGACAGCGACTTCCTCAGAAGGGTACTGACAACCGCCCAGTGGACCGCCCTGCAAGGGCAGCTCACTGGAAGGGTTGTTGGGACTTTTTCTCGGTTCGTTGAGTTTGTACTCCGGAATCCTTTTGTCATAAAGACTGAGGAGGTCCAGATAGGCCATGTTCTTAAGTGGTTAGGTATGTTAATACCCTCCCTGAACGGGGCCAGCTCGCTGAATGACGAGATTACGAAGGCACTTGAGGTTTCCCTCTTGTTCTTCGTGCAGGAGTCCTACAAAAAGAAGGTCGCTGATTGGAAGACATGTTTATCTTCCGCTCAACGGCTTATTGGAGGAGGACCCCTGAGTGACTGGGAGAATAATCACTTCTGGCGCTACCTAGCTGAATGTCTCATGGCCTACTTCGAAGAAGCAGGTCGTGATTTAGACAGTATAGGGGTGCCATTAATGAAAATGAACCCAGCCGCTCCCCTGCCGGAAATCAACGTACTTCTCGACTGGTACAGGACGCTCGAGGCTATTCCGCCTCTTGCGAATCTGTTTGGCCAAGAACCACGCTTAGGCGTGTGGAAGGTCCTTAAGGGCTCTGCCCTTATACAGGATCTTCCTAAGCCAGTCCGGGCAGGAAAGCTAGGGGCGCTAGTGGGGCGTTTTACGGCTCCCAAGCCAAAAGACTCCCTCCGAGCTCCTCTAGAACCGCTCACTAATGTGATTGGAAGAGTGCTGGGAATGAAGCTTCCCGCCTACGAACTAGTTCGTAGACGTCCAACTCCATCATTCTTCAAGAGCCTCATTGAGGATATGAAGAATTATGAAACAAAGGTTATTGCCCGTGACATGTCACCTTGTATTAACAAGGTAGCATTAACGGTACGTGTGCCGGTACAGTTACCGGCACAGGTTATACCAGGGTTTCCCACTTGGTAAGCACAACCTGAGTTGTTGGGGGCCACACGGACTGATGTGAAGGGTGAGATCGATTCAATTCTGATTGGACTTCTTTGAAGCCCTACTCAGAGTCTCATCGACTCTGGGTTCCTGGGTAACACGGAATAAACTTCGATTGAAGAAGATTCCTTCTCCCTACTAAGTTAGCTAATATCTTGAGCTCAGCCCCTTTGGGGATAAGCCGAAGTACTTAGCAGTACTTAGGTGAATTCGCTGGTTGAACACCAGAAGAGACGCTGAATCGGTTCCTCGAACCGAATATAGGCGCTTTCTAGGGAACATCGTGTGCAACAGTGACCTGCCCTTAAGCAGGAGGTTATGATCCTCCCACATAGGATTCGGGTCCTGGTTACGACACGACCAGGTGGATCACGAAGGGTGTATGGTACCGAGGCTTTGCCTTGCCCGG